CCAATCAACAAGCTAAAATTGTCGAAGCTACCGAAGCAGTAAAAACAGAATTAAATGAAAAAATTAGCGCACTGGAAGTTAAACTTTCAGAAGTGCAAGCACCTGCCGTTATTAAAACTTACAAGACTATTAGTCAAGAAGTTAATCGCTCTGTTAAAGAACAAATTCGCGATTTTTACAAATCAGAAGGTCGCCAGCAAAAAGAAATCAAATTGTTTGAGTCTGCTGACCAACACGATGCTTTCTTAAAAGAAACTGGTTCACAGTTAGGTAATCCTGCCGGTTACGGTTCTGGTTACAATGTCGGTGGTCGAACTGGCTATGACCCTGTGTTTGTAGCTTTGCGTCAAACCAATCCTTTACGCGGTGTTAGTCGTACTGTTGCTACTGATGGTTCTGCCTATCAGCTAAGACAAAAAGTTGGCAACGCGGGCGCACAGTGGGGCTATGCAATTCAAAACAACGGAAACCCTACTACTCAAGATACTCAAATCTGGCAACTGATTCTGCGTGACTTGAATTGCGAATTTCCTGTTCGTACCGCTACGCTTGATGACATTGATGGCTTGGAAGGTAATATTGTCTCGGACATGATGGCTGAATTTGGTCAGGTAGAAGCGCAATCAATGATTTTAAATAACGATCAAACCGATTCACCTGCTACTTACGGTGGAACAAATGGTCTGCGTGGTTTGAATCAGTATGGTAATGATGGTGCATATTCCGGTGGCACTGTAAGTGCAGTTACTTACGGTTCAAGCGGTGTTGCTACAAGTAATGGTTTGTCTACCATTGCTACTTACGATCAATTAACCACAAACGGTTCTTCAGGCACAGTTAATAACATCACTTATGCTGACGTTATTAATCTTATCTACAGCTTGCCAAATCAATACTGGACTGACTCTGCTAAGTTCGTAATTAATACTATTGAATTGCTAGCAATTCGCGGTTTTGTTGATGTTAATGGTCGTCATATCTATGTTGATGGTTTAGCCCGCACTGATGGTATTGTTGGTCAGTTGTTAGGCTTTGACGTAGTTGTTAATAAATACGTTGATACGCCTAATTACGCAGGTGTAGATAAGCCAGATCTGTATCCTATCTACTTTGGTGATTGGCAACGTGGTCACGTCATTATTGACCGTTTAAACATGGTTTTAAGGCGCTATGACCAAACGCAACCCGGTTTTATTACTTTCTTCGGGGAAAAACGCCTAGCATCAAGTATCCACGATGCAAACGCCATTGTTGCATACAGAAGCACTCATACTGCAAACGACTAAAGGAACGGGGGGAGTAATCCCCCCACCTTTTTAACTTAATTTAGGATTTAATATGAGTCTAATTCTTGAAGCAGTAAAGACTGCACTGGTCGAAGGTAAATCAACTGTTAATTTGCGTGAAGCGTCTGCGTTGACCGGTTCAGGTTCAGGAATAGGCGGTCAAGTAAATTATGACGATGCTTTTGCCGCATTGCGGATGGCTAATCCTATTCGTAAAGCAGGTTCCAGAATAATTAACACAAATGATTCTGATGTTCAGTTTGTAGCTAAAACTGGAAACATTACAAACATTCAAAATGGGGCAATAGTAACTGCATCCATAACTTCATCAATAATGACAGTAACAGCAGTAGCAAGTGGAGTTTTAAGAGTTGGTCAAACACTTTCAGGTTCAGGAGTTAATGCAGGAACTTATATATCTTCTTTAGGCACTGGCACAGGTGCAACAGGAACATATTATGTTGTAGGTGATAACACAGCGACATCAACAACAATTACTGCTACAGGAAATCCGTGGGGATATTATCCTATCAATAATAATAATGCAGTAACAGGACTAAATACTTCTATATGGCAATTGCCTGTAAGGGCAATTCAAGCAACTGTTCCAGTTCGTAATGCTTTTTTAGATGATGTAAATAATATTGCAGAATCTATTGTTACGGACATTGCCCTTGAGATGGCGCAACAAGAGGCGCTTTCTATGATGTATAACAACGACCAATCTGGTTCTACTACTGGATACTACGGCGCTACTATTGGTCTTAGAGGATTAAACAGTTACGCATCTTCTACTTCTGCGGCGGCTTTTGGTTCTAGTGGTATTAATATTAGTAATGGTTTGCATACTATTTTAGGTGTAGCGGCTGAATCGGCTAGTGCAGTTTCTTACAATGATTTAGCTAATTTAGCAGGTATCTTACCCGCACAGTATTGGATTGACCCGTCTGTTTGTTGGATGATGCACCCAACAACAATTAGGAACTTGCGTAAATTAACCGGCGGTTCAACTGGCATACCTGTGTTGCAGGAATCAGGCGATATGAATGGTGGTTCTGTAACCACAATATTTGGTTTTCCTGTTTGTGCAAATCCTTACATGAGTATTGCAGGTGCTAGTAACATTCCAATTTATCTAGCCGCATGGAATCAATTTGTAACTATTGCAGACAATGAATTAATGACCATTCAAGAATTTGAACAAACAAGTCCCGGTTTTATAACAATGTTTGCGGAAAAAAGAGTTTGTAGCACAGTAAGGGACCCATTTGCCGGTGTTCGGTTAGTTAATCCTGCGTCATAAGGTAAACAATGCCAAGTCTTTTAACACAATCATTAGCAAACGGGGGAAACAGAAACCCGTTTAGCTATGAAAAGATTGAACAGGTTGCTAGAGACACAGTAACCGAGTGGCTTACTTTGTCTGAAATTACTGACCAATTAAATTTGTTTGAAGATGAAAGCCAAGACAGATATTTGTCTAGTTTAGAATTGGCTACTAGATTTGCAATAGAAGATTATTTAGGATTTTCAATATTTCCTACTCAGTATAGAGTTTATTACGGTAGCACTGGTTTACTTTATAGTGCCATATTTTTAGATTTGCCTGAAGTGTCTCAAGGCACAACAGGTGTAACAATTAATTCAGTTAAATATTATATAAATGACCCAAACCCAGTTCTTACAACTTTGGCATCAACTGCATACTATTATGACCCTACAGGAAATCGCGTAGTAGTTACTAGCTTGCCTAATACAATTTCTGTAACTATGGCAAATCCAATTCAAGTTTTATATACCTCTAACGCAAACTCAATCGCGCAGTATCCGGTGATTAAACAGGCGGGGTTACTATTATTAACACATCTATACAACAACAGGTCAAATACTACAGAAACCGCGTTAAAAACAATTCCTTTTGGCGTAGATGTATTGTTAAGACCTTACAAGACATTGGTAATGTAATGGCTATTTTAAGAAGTGAAAATGTAACAGTAAACACAGTTGTAAATTCTGTTAATAGTTTGGGTGAATACACTACAACTATAGTTCCAGAATTTGAAACTAGGGCTATTGTTGCGGATGTTGCAAATAGTTTGAGAATTAGCGATAGATATAGGGTGTATTCTGATTTAGTTAATTTAACTTTTAACTATACGCCTAACATGAAAAATATTGTTGATAACCAGAATTTGTTTAGTATTACATGGCGTAACTTTGATTGGCGAATTACGGATACAAGAGAATCAAACGATAGAATGAAGATTACTTTGCTTTGTTATAGAAATGACCCAACTACACCGGTATGACACAACAAAATCCTTATGTTTATGCAGAGGCTATTCAATGGCAACTTATTGATATAGTTACACCTGTGCCTGTATATGCAAATTTCAATAGAAATTATGCTGTGCAATCCAAGTTTGTTACTTGGAATTTAAGGAATGTTCATCAGCCTGTTTATACGGGACCAAATCAAAATAACAAAGGTATAGATACACCTATATTTCAAATTAGTATTTTTAGTCAGACAATGGGTGACGCGTTTAATTTATCTAATGATATACTACAGTCATTGCATGGTTATTCAGGTTTGTTTGGTGGCGAAGATGGTTTTTACATTTCTAAAGCAGATGTGAATTGGTTATATAATACATACGACAATGAATTGGGTTTGAATCAAATAATACTTGATTGTGAACTACAAATTCCGACATAAGAAAACTAACTCTTAAAAAGGATTAAATTATGGCACTTCCAAGTAAAGTTTTACCCGGTTTTAGCGCGGCGATGTATGCCCAAACAGGCGCATCTCCTACACCTTTGACGCTTGTACAGTTATCAACACTGGCTAGTGTTCAAGCTATTGCCACTTCTAATTATTTGATGAATATCGAAGCTGTCCCTGCTTTCGGTCAAGATGATGCAGTTGCATCTTTTGGCGTTGCGGGCAGTCGGCAATCGGACAAAATACCTGTTCAATCTGCCCCTACTTCAATGACCATTACTTCCGCATGGAACCCTTCAGATGCAGTAATTCTTCAGGTTCGCGCAGATGCCTATTCTGGCGTTACTGAACGCACTTATGTGATTACCGCTACTGACGGCACAGGAACTGTTTACTACGCTTTCAATGCCCGCGTAGGCGAGTTTAAAATAGATTCTGCACCCGGTGCTGAAGCTAAGGCTACGTTTACGGTTCATCCGCGTGGAAATATGTATGGTTGGTCTAACACTGCTTAAGAGGAATTAATTATGGCACTCCCAAATAAAGTTTTACCCGGTTTTGCGGCTTCGTTATGGATGCAGACAAGTTCTACACCAACCCCATTAACTGTAGCAAACTTATCTGTTTGGACTTCTCAAGTCGCTACAATTGTAGGCACTTCAGCTAATGGAACAGGCGCGTCAGGCACTCAACTTAACGTAGAAGCCGTCCCTGCGTTTGGTCAAGACGATGCTGTAGCATCTTTCGGTGTGGCGGGTTCGCGTCAGTCCGATAAAATTCCAGTTCAATCTGCGCCTACGTCCATGACAATTACTGCGGCTTGGAATCCTAGCGATACAGCCCTGTTATTGATTCGTGGTGACGCTTACAGTGGTGTAGTTGACCGCACCTACGTAGTTGCCGCTGTAGAGGGTTCTAACACCGTTGCATACGCTTTTAACGGGCGTGTAGGCGAGTTTAAGATTGACTCGGCACCCGGCGCTGAAGCCAAATGCACATTTACTATTCATCCTCGCGGTAATCAATACGGATGGAGTAATAACACATGACCTTAGACGAAGCCGTAGAAATCTTAAGCACAACCTATCAACCCCTAGATTTAATTGCTAGGGGTTTGGTAGTTGACCCTACAGAAGTTAGTGAAGCACTTGCAAATGCTGAAGAAGATACAGTTGAAAGATTTGTTTTAATTATATTAGCAAAATATAACCCACAAGAGATTACAAATGGCAACAATACAGAACAGCAACGACCTGTTGAGTTTTCTAATCAGTCAGTCGAATAGCGGTGTAAAGAACTGGTTTAATTTTCAACAACAAAAGATTACAGGTATTAATTTGGTCCATGAGATCGCAAGAAATCATGCTGACACAATGACACCTGAAGAAGTAGTAGATTACGTTATAAAATTAAACAATATTATATACAATAGAATGATAAAAGGTGATTACACATGACAAGATTATCGGATTCGTTAAAGACTTCTCCTGCGTTACGAGTTAAGACGTTTGAATTGGCTGGGCATACTTTTAAAGTAACTGTTCCTTTAAATTCTGAATTAGAAGCAATTACAAGTCGGGTTAATGACATTCCAGAAGATGTTAAAAATACAAGATTAAGTGCCATGATTAAAACTTTAACTCCTAACGACTCTCCGGTTGAGGGAATAGAAGTTAAAGGGGATGATTTGATTGTAGAAGGTCGTTCTGTTAAAGAAACAATTATTGCGGTAATTCAAATGGAACGCAAGATTGTTGAATATTTTAAATTGTTAGTTCCTGAGTCTGGAACTTTAGAAGATTTAACTTACGAAGAAATTGAAGCAGAGTTTCCCTTGCAAGTTCAATTTGAATTGTTAGAAAAGATAACTGAGGCTATTCAACCCGGATATAAAGAAGCAAGAAAAAACTCGTAAGGGATATTCACCAGCAAGCGCGGGCGTATATATACGCGCATGGTGGGTATCCCAACAACATACCATCGGACGATATGAGAAATATAGAGATAATGCTAAGTGATGGGATGTTGGGAAACAAATCCATATTATTGGCATTAAGTTGCTTTGCTACAGGCAACCTTAACTCTAAACTCAAAAAAGACGCAAATCATTTTAAGATGCCTGACATCTTACCGTTAGCCTACGACTATATTTCTCCTCCGCTTACGGATGAAGAAAAGAAAGAACAGTTAAATAGAAATCTATTAACTTTTCTACAGCAATCACCTAATGCGCCGGTAAAAACTTCCAATGCCTAAAGTAACTTTTAATATAGAAGGTTTTGATGAATTTGAAAAGCAATTAAAAGAAATTGCTGAAGGTTTCCGCGCTGATTTAGTAGTTAGAAATACTTTAAGAGTTGCGGCAGATGAAGCAATGCAACCGGCACTTTCAACAGCTTATTCTTTAGCGCATTTAGGACCGCCCAATAAATACAATATTCATATGAAAAATACTTTAAGGATAAACACCAGAATCCCAAATGAAAAAGACAAATTATCTTATTATGTTAATGAAGGAGATGCTGTAATATCTGTATTATCAGTTAAAAGGTCTGCCGTATCATTAGCAAATGAATTCGGAACAAGTAAAGTTGCGGCGCATCCATTTTTGCGAGTAAGTTTAAAAAGCAATATACCAAAAATTATAGAAACATTAAAAAAGAGTTTAGGTGAGATAATTCCAAAATATGCAAAAAAAGTAGCAAAAATAAAGAGTAAAGGTATTTAATAATGGCTAGTTCAAATATTGCGCGTCTTGGTGTAATTTTAGGTATTAATGTTGCCGAATGGGAAGCTGATATTAATCAGGCTATCGCGGCTAATGTTAAACTAAAAAACGCAATTAAAAGAGAGAACACAGCCGCAGAAAAAGAAATAGAACGACTTGCGTGGGCTGTTAAAGACTACGGGAGAGAAGTATCTGCCGCTGAAAAATTGGAAAGAGATTTTCTTGCGGGCGGTAAATTTGCTAATGCTACAGATTTAAGAAAGCAAAAATTAAGAGAACTTGCAACGCAATATGACGCTGTAGCGGCGGCGGCTAAAAAAGCAGGAACAGCAGAAACCGGTGGTATAACTGCCCAACAAAAAGCCGCATTAGGTTATCAAACTACTGACGTTATTACGAGTCTTGCGGGCGGTCAAAACCCAATGCTTGTATTGCTTCAACAAGGTGGTCAATTAAAAGACCAGTTTGGGGGCTTTGGTCCAATGTTTAAAGGTATTGCCGGTGCCGTTACATTAACTGGCACTGCAATGGTTGGATTGGCGGCAAGTATTGGTGGTGTAACTTATGCCATATATGAAGGCAGAGAAGCATTTAAAGATTTTAATAACGCATTAGTATTGACAGGCAATTTTTCTGGAATGACATATGGTAAATTTGTTCTTTTATCAGCGCAACTTGCCGCGTCAAAAGATATAACTATTAGCAGTGCCAAAGATATTTACGGGGCTTTAACTTCATCGGGTAAATTTACTGGCGAATCAATAGCTTCGGTTGCTAATGCAGTTGCTACTGTAACTAGATTAAGCAAAGAATCTGCTGATGTTATTGTTCAAAATTTAATGCCATCTTTTGATGGTAGCGCATCGTCCGCAAAAAGACTTGATGAACAATTTCATTTTTTAACAACTTCACAATATAGACAAATAGAAGCATTAGAAAGGTCTGGAGAAAAGCAAAAAGCCATTAAATTAGTTGCTGATGCTTTAAATGAAAGTTTAAGAAATCAAACCAATGAACTTGGTTATATTGCTACTGCGTGGAAAGCATTAAGCGATATATTTTCCGGCATAAAAGAATGGGGTGTTAAAGAAACCGACATTCAAAAATTATCCAGATGGAAAAAAGAATTAGAGGACGTTGAAAAGAAAATTCAAGCCGGTCCGGGTACTAATATGTTTGGCGTTAGCAAGTGGGAAATTGCCAATGCTGAACAAATCGCAATAAATATGAAAGTTAGAATTGCGGAACTTCAAAAAAAATTAGATGGCGAAGAAAATGATAGAAAGAAAAAGTCTGCAAAAGAAGAAGCAATTTTACGTCAAAAAGAACTTTACGACAGGGCTGGCGGTTATCAAAAACAAGTTCAATTGGAAGATGAATTAAGTAAGATTTCTACTGATTCTAAATTGGCAAGAGATTCTTACGGAGTGGACGAAGTAACAAGAATAAGACTTAAAGCTGAACATGATGTAATTGAATTTAGTCGAAATCAAGCAACTCTTGCAAGACAAGAACAAAACGTATTTCAAGCATTAAGATATAAAATAATAAAAGAAAACGACAGAAAAGTATATGAAGAACGCGACCGTCAAATAAAAGACATATCTAGATTAGAATTTGAAACTTTAAAAAAGAAACAGGTAGATGAAAAAAATTCTATTGAATTAGAAAGAGAAAAGTTAAAAATATATCAAGATAATCTTTTCATAACTGATGAAAATTATAAAATTGCTTTGTTACAATTATCTACTAATCAAGAAATTGAAAAAATAGAAGCTAATAGAAAATTAGATAGGGGTGACAAAGACAAATTAATATCTAATCAAAGAGAATTGCAAAGAAGTAGAATTGAGGTAGATAAATTAGACACCAGATTAAAAATGTTAAAAGAATCAGGTGCATTTGTATTTAAATCTATGGAAGATGCAATTATTCAATTTACTAGAACAGGTAAATTATCTTTTAAAGATTTGGTTGGAACTATTCTTAGGGGTCTTCTTGAAATACAAATGAGGGCGCAAGCCAATAAATTATTGGGAATGCTTGGTTCTTTTATTACATCATCAACATTTACTAATGAAGCAGGTGGAACTGAACTTGCAGGTTCATTGGGATTTGCTGATGGTGGTAGTCCCCCAGTTGGCGTTCCAAGTTTAGTTGGCGAAAAAGGACCGGAATTATTTATTCCTAGACAATCTGGAACAATTATACCTAACGATAAAATGTCATCATTTATGGGAAATCAACCGCAGGTAATTTATAATGGTCCTTATATTGCATCGATGTCCGCAATAGACACACAATCGGCGGCACAGTTCTTAGCAAAGAACAAGAATTCAGTATGGTCGGCTAATCAATCTGCGGCGCGTGGGTTGCCTACTAATAGGTAAATAAAATGAGTCTTACAAATATTTTAAGCATAACAGAATCAGTTGGCATTAATGACCAAAGGTTTGTTGGACAAATGATGTCCAGAAATCAAAGAATCTCTACCAGTGAGATTTTAACGGTTGTTCCGTTTGCTTTTACAATGAAGCCAAACAACTATCAACTTTACTCGCAGTCTCGCGGTCTTTTAAACAGTATAAGAATTCCAGACAAAGCATTAGAACAATATCTAAACTTTAGCGCTACAGGATGGGTTAATTACATTGCGTATCAAGGTAGCATGACTTCCGGTCAAATAGCGTCTTGCGCGTGGCAAACTTCAAGTGCAAACAAAACTTTAGTATTAGGTTCTCTGCCTAGCATATCTTCAGGTTCTTACATTGTTAAAGAAGGCGATTTCTGTCAGGTAGGTAGATACGCATATATAGCAACCCAAGACGTTGTAAGAGGGTCTGGTTCAACTGTAAACATACCAGTTCATAGAACTTTATTAACAACA